ATGTTCAGGGCAGCGAGAGCATCACCGAGACCAGTGATTCCGAGTCCTGTTCGACGACCATTTTGGCCCGCTGATTTGATCTTATGCCAGAGATCCCACTCGATGCGCTTCACATGATCAGGTTGTGGGTCCCTCTCAATCTTCTCAAGAATTCTGTCAACACATTCAATCTCAAGATCAACAAGATCGTCCATCAGACGCTGTGCTTTCTTTGTGACCTTGGTAAATCTACCAAAATCGAACCGGGCGCTGGTGGTGAACGGGAAATCCACGAAAGAGGTGAGGTTGACAACCATCAGGCGACAAGAGTCGTAAGGGCTGAGCGCGATCTCACCGCAGGGATTGGTCGAAATTGTCTTGTAGCCGATGTCCTGGTAGCAGTCCGGTATGCCGTTCTTGGTGATGGTATCCCAGAAGAGAGCGCCAGGCTCAGCGGAAGACCATGCAGCATCGATGAACTTGTCCCAGATCTGCTTCGCGTTGATGGTCTTCGTGATCTCGGCGTCATCCGGGCTGCTCTCGACGGGCCATCGAAGCGTGAATTCAGAGCTGCTCTCCACCGCCCGCATGAACTCATCGGTGAAGCGGATCGAGATATTGGCGCCCGTCACCTTCCTCAGGTCACGTTTGATTTCGATGAATGTCTCGATCTCCGGATGACGACAGTCGATCGTGAGCATGAGCGCGCCGCGTCTCCCGCCCTGGGCAACCTCACGTGTGGAGTTGCTGAATCGTTCCATGAAGACGGCTAGACCGTCGGTCGTTCGAGCCGCGTTCGATGTTGGCTGGCCCTTCGGGCGGATGTTGGAGATGTCCATACCAACGCCACCACGTCTCTTCATTATCTGGACCTGCTCCTGGTCCGAGAAGAGGATGCCACCGTAACTGTCATGCGGTTGATCGATGACAAAGCAGTTGGAAAGGCTCTGCAGCTGATACGGGTTACCGATACCAGACATCGGCGATCCCTGTGGAACAACGTCCGCAAAGTTCTTTAGAAGATCGTAGATCTCGTCCTCGTCCATCGGATTCGGGTACTTCGATTCGATCCTGGCAAATTCTCGAGCAAGACGACGATGCATCATGTCGGGATCTGCCTCGAGCAGATTATCGTCAGCATCACGAAGGGCGTACTTCATGAAAACATCCGGAGCTAGCTCATCATTCTCAAAGTAAGCGCTGGTACGCTCACGAACTTCATTCTTGGTGAAAGACATTGTTTCTCCCTACTTGCTTCCTGTCACTTCTTGCCACTTTTTACGTAAAAGCTTCTTGGCATCGTTGCTGTCCTGAGACATCGACTCTCGCAGAGTCAGGCTGTTCTCGTCAAGAATCTTAATCCTAGATTGCGATGTATCGATGTGAATAGGAAAAAGAATGCCATCTCGACCAGCTCGGTTTTTTGCCACGAAAAGCCGACCTGAGCCGTCAGCTTTTTCGCTCGGCTTTCTCGAAATTGAGACGACAACGTCGGCGACCATGGCTTTGCCGTACGCTTCGCTCATGTTCTCAAGGCCGACAACCTCGGCGCCGCTTGCCTCACGATTTGCCTGGGATGCGGTCCAGATTGGAAGGTTGAGTTCCATTGCAAGGTTGCGGAGCTCCTCGTAAACAAGCTTCAGCTCGTGACGAAGGGAGTCGAACGTTCTCGATGATCGCATGATGTCAGCGTAGTCGATGATGATGAGACTTGGGACAAACCCTTTCAGACTCAGCTTTTCGATATGATTTCTAAGCATCTGGACAGTCGCTGCGCCGGTCGGGTATTCCTTGATTATCAGACGCCCGAGATCCATCGTCTCATAGTTCTTCAGGATCTCTTCCTTCATGTCGGGAACATCGTTCGATGGGACCCCGCAAAGGTTCGAGTCGTATCGCAGACCGACCGCTGTCTCGGTGAGCTCGAATGTGTAATGGACAACATTCTTACCCATCTTGAGCGCGTGGGCTCCCATCGCTGTTAACCAGTGACTCTTTCCAACACCTGTCGGTGCTACGACGACCCCGAGCTCGCCGCGACCTAACCCTCCGCGAAGGATATCCTTACCATCAAGAACCTCGAGACCCGTCGGGCATGGGTTACGATTGATCTTTACGAACCGCGCCTCAGCATCCTCGAAGAAATCATGACCCGTAGTGTTCGCCATGCCAACGGATACCGCCTTCTTCATGATGTCAACAACGGACTCGAACTTGTCGGTCGCGACCATCTCGACTGCCTTCTCGAGAGCCTCACGGAAAGCCTGCCGCTTGCAGAAATCAAGAGACTTCTCCTTCACGTAACCCATATCGCCCGGGTCAGGGTTCGCTCGCATGCGATGAAGGAAATCGATGATCTGGTCCTTCAGGATAGCATCAGGACCCTGCTGCAGGTCCTCCTTGATGATCGACACCAGGAGCTGCATCGTCGGGAAGCACTTGAACTTCTCGAAATGCTTGAAGTAGCGGTCCGTCAGAAACGCGAGGTACTTCAAGTCGAAGTAATCGGGCTTCATCACCTCGACCATCTGGGCTGCCCAGGCGTGGTCTGTCAGTAGACTTTGGAAGATTTTTTCCTGGAACTGCTTCCCATATTGGCGAAACAGGGCCTCACCGGCGTTAATCTCGTTTGAGAGCATGAGTGTCCTTAAGTATGAAGAAGATGACTTGTCAGTTGAAAGAAAGCGCGCTCTCGATCGAAATTGTTGATTCCGGACCTGACGAGCAGCCTGAGATACTCCATCTTATTGGCTTCTGGCTTGAATGATTCGAGTCCGGAGTCAATTTTTCCAACCTGGTTTCCTGAAAGAGAGGAGACGTCAAGGTTCATCAGCTGCCAATTGAGACGAGCTTCAGCGGCTCCGTTGACTATGCTTCGGAACAACTGCGGTCCCTTCGGAGTGGCTCGTTCAGCAGCCATGTTGACAATGTCATCCGGGCCCAGCAAAGCCTCTCCAGCGACCTCCGGGAAGCGCTTAGCCATGGTCTTCCAGCCGGCGCCGTCGATACCTGGAATGCCGTCCGCGCCGTCACCCACGAAGCATCGGGTTGAGACAAAATTCCTGGCTGTGCATCCAAATCGAGCCAGAATGTCGGGCTCATTGACGAATGACTTCGAGGTCGGGCTCCAGACTCTCACGCGGTCATCGAGAAGCTGGTAGTAATCCTTGTCAGACGACATAATGACGCAAGGATCGTCCTTCAGACGATAACGAGCAACGTAAGCGATGACATCGTCAGCCTCGCAATCGGTCACATAGCTCTGCTGGACAGGAAGAAGCTTTAGAATCTGCACAAGGGTTGCGACCTGCCAATTTCTGTTACCCACCGTGTCAGGAATATCTCCCTCGTAATAGCGATTGAGCTTCTGGGGCTTCCTCTTTGTCTTGTAATCGGCAAAGAGAGCCCGTCGTCTGGGAGAACCGCCACCTTCCCAGACGACAATGACGCGTCGTGGGCTCAGAAGCTCGCATTTCTGACCTAGCTCGTTCAGAAAACCCACGATCCCGCCGACAGCCTGCCCATTGGCGCCTAATGTCGGATTTGCGCAGAAATTTCGCGTAAAACAGTTCAGCCCGTCCACCAGGAGAGTAGGTCTTCCACCGAGCATTAGGCCTCCGGATCGATGTCGGCGCCGATCATCTGGTCCTTGAGAGCTCTCATCTCCTCGTAGGACTCAGGGTCGATGTCAAGGTCATTCGCGCTCACGGTGGTACGGATGAGAGCTTTCTCCAGGAGCCCGTCGATCCATGGTTTGTACTGGGGATCCTTCCACAGGTCACCGAAATCAGCCTTGTAGAACTTCTTCTCGAGGATATTCTCGTTCCTCTCGTTCGTCACCTTGATCGTCTTCCACGCGCTGGTGCCCTCGACCGAAACCTGATGGTCGTTAATCATGTCGGGACCATGTTCACGAAGAACGTCAAAGACTTCCTCATGTTCCTCGATGCCCTTGCCGAAGATGATCCTGAACTCGACCTTTCGGAAGGGCGGAGCGACCTTGTTCTTGATCGTTTTTGCCCAGACGTTAATACCGATCGCCTCGCCCTGCTTATTCTCGATATGAGAGCCGGCTCCGAGCTTGAGGCGGACCGATGCGTGGAACGGGATCGCCATACCACCGGGGGTCGTCGTGGGGTCACCATGCATCACGCCGATCTTCGTGCGGATCTGGTTGAGGATGACGAAGAGCACGTTCTGGTCGCCGATGACTCCGGTGATCTTTCGCATGCCCTTCGAGATTGCACGAGCCTGGAGACCGATGGTATCCTTGTCGTAGGCACCCTCAAGCTCAGCTTTCGGAGACGACGCCGCCACCGAATCCCAGATGATCGTGATCGGAACGTCCTTTGCCATCGCTTTCGCTCTCAGGATCGTCTTCTCAGCGATATCAAGCACCTCCTCGGTGCAGTGAGTATCAACATAGACAAACCGCTTGCTCACATCAACGCCCAATGCAGCCAAGTTCTCAACAGATGTGCCATTCTCGGTATCAATGTAGACCACGATTCCGCCCATTGACTGGGTCGAACGGGCTATCTGCGTCGCGATGTGGCTCTTTCCGATAGACGGGGGTCCGAAGATCTCAACGATACGACCCTCAGGTAGGCCACCCTTCGCTCGATTCGACACGACGAGATCGAGCTGCTTGGATCCGCTTGAGATCCAGCGCTTCACGTGGGTCGGGGAGGTGTCTACCGCCAGGTTGTAAGCGATGCGGGATCCGTGATCCTTGTTGAGGGAAGAGATAAGTTCACTGGTAAAATCATCAGCTGCGGTCTTCGCAGCTGTGGTGTCCTTCTTTGCCATTTTTACTCCTTCGATATTCTAATTTCGAGCAGCTGAATGTGCAAAGGGCGAGGAAGTTTGCTCAACTTCCTCGCCCCCTGCTATCCGATCATCGTATCAGAAACCGCTGTCCTCAAGATCAGCGAAAGCATCGTCGAGATCACGGGCAGCAGCCTTGGGGCCTGCTCCGGTCTTCTTGCTCGTCTTCGGAAGATCATCATCGAAAGCAGCGAGCTTGTTGTCAGTCTCGGTGCGAGGCGCAGGACCACCGCGGGAGGTACCGGTATCGGTCGAGGTGTTACCGCCGTTGATCCAGTCGTTCACGATCTTCTCGATCTCATCGTAGGACTTGAGGTTGACCGCCTCATCGACCTCCGGGATCGAATCAAGCCACTTCTTCGACTGGACGGAATCACGGCTGAGGGGCTCCATCTTGGCTCGCGGGGAGATCTTGGTATCAGCGAACTGCTTACCGGGAAGCTTCGAGACCGAAACACGGATGTCGCGGCCCTCGAGCGGATCAGTGACGTCGCCGTAGTCCTCATCGAGCATGAGATTCAGGATGTCCTGGTAGACCATCTTACCGAAGGACCAGATACGAACACCCTTGTCCTCCTCACCACGAACGATGACCGGAGCGAAGGTACGCATCTTCGGAGCAACCTTCTTCGCAAGCTCACGGCTCGTGTCGCTGCCCTCGTCGTAGAGCTTGCTGCGAAGCTCCTTGATCGGATCGGCCTTGCCAAACTGGAAGGGAGCGAGGATGCCCGGGCTGTTGCCAACGCCGTAGTAGTACCAGCGATCCTTGAATGGCTGACCATCGTTGTTCTGGAATGCCAGGAGTCGAACCGTGTACTCCTTGCCCTCCTCGGGCTTCCACTGCTGGTCACGCTTGTTGTTCTTACCGGAGAGTTCGCCGAGCTTGCGGCGGATTGCGTCGAGGTCGATTGCCATGATAGTTTGTATGTCCTTGAATGATTGATTGTTGTTGAACGGAGAGTTTCGGCTTTCGCTTCCCCTCTCCGGAGTTACCCGATGCCCCGCCTTTCGAGCCAGAACATAGGGAGATTATAAAGTGTTATTTCTAAATTTTCAACGGTTGGATTTTTTCTTTTTATGATCGATACCACCGAAAGAACGGCGGGTAACCGACGCGATATCGCTGTGAGGTCCTGGAGGA